CGTGATCAAAAGCTATTTGATCTGTTTCAGTGATATCTCTTGCTTTTTTTGGACCGTCAGCTGTATAAACAATAGTTCCAGGAGTTACAGATAATTTTTGTCCGTTTTCTAAAGTAAACACAATAACATCTTTAATTCCTACATCAACAATTGCTGTCACAATATCTTTCTCAATCTCTAACGTAGATTCATTGAAAGAAAAAATAGCTTCGTTTATCGAAATATCATGAACCTTTTTTCTGCCTGAGACAGTTGAAATAACGCTTTCTTCTGAAAAACAATCAACAATTCCTGGTGCATTTAGCACTTGAATTCCGTACTTCGCTGCAAGGCCTGACCTGGAACACACCATGCCACCATAGCCATCTGGTATCTCAACCTTGATTCCTGTGCCAATTAGCAATCTTTCTCCAACCCTAACTGTCATGTCTTCAACGGCTCGAAGATCACATCCTGCTGATCCAGCGGTTTGGTACTGCGGTATCAGAGATTCATCGCTTGAAAGAATGTTGACCCAAATTGGATTCGTCAACCTGCCTGGTTTTTCACTCATCGTTTCCTCCGTCGTCAGTCACGTTGTCATCGATCTCATTAGCATCCGCAGGAGGACCTGCAGATAGAGTTAAGGCTGCATCAATTGCTTCCATGATAAAAGGCCTGTACACTTCATCCTTCATCATGGAACCAAACTCAGACTTGTAGAACTTCTTCTCTACGACGACCTCACCAGTCTTCTCGTTGACGACGCTGAGCTCCTTCCATGCTCCTTCTCCACTGATGTTGATGATGTGACCTTTACGCTTCACGGGGCCTTCTTCTTTGCAGTGTGATCGAACCTCATCAAAAAGATATTCATCTTCGACGATACCTTTGCCAAAGATGATATCAAACTCGCACTTTCTGAAAGGAGCTTCAACTTTGTTCTTCTTGATCGTGAGAGTCGTGTGGATTCCGATCGGGTTTCCGTTCTTGTCCTTCACCTGGCTTCCGCTGCCGAGGCGGATGCGGACTGATGAGTGGAACGGGATCGCCTTTCCGCCGGGTGTGACTGCGGTGTCGCCGTGCATCGTATTGTGCGAAAGAACTTCGTTGGAAAAGTATGAGTGCGTTCCTTCAACTTCTATGTCAAGAATATCAATTTTTCTATCTTTCTGCCATAAAACTTGTGCAGGAACCCACTCACCAGACTCATGATAAAGCTCTACATTTTCGCAATCAATCAATGCAGTAGCTTCAATCCAGTGAGGTTCAGAACCTTCAACTTTTGCAAAAAACAGATGCAGAGGACTTACGCTTAAATCAAACTGAGGAACGTAATATGCGTCTGTCGATTCTTTTCGAATGATGCTTTTCACCAAAGACCAAGTTAAATCACCGTTTTTTGATGTTTTTACTTCATAGCCCAAATGAGAAACGTCGATCGATTTATTGACGTCCATCGTCAAGTAATCGTATCCAAGAGTCGCAAATAGTTCTTTGATTGTTGTTTGGTTTTCAGTCATTTTTTGTCTCGACGATGTTAGATTTGATCTTAATCAAGAGCCACTCTTTTGTTTTTTCAGGATCATCTTTTACGTTTTTTTCCCACACTGTCACAAGATAGTATCCTTGTCTTGCTGCGTAACTCTTCTTTGCAAAGTCTCTTCTCATATGAGATTTTTGCATTTGGTTGACTGGACCATTCTTGTAGACTTGCGGATTGCAGTGCCAATAATCACCATTAACTTCTATCAAGATGTTGGAGTTCTTTATGTGGCCATCGTATAAGAAATTTCCGATATGGAACTGGGTTTCAACTTGGAAATTTTTTTCTTTTATCCATGAAATAACTTCAAATTCAACTTTTGATGTTACGCAGTTCCACGCATCAGGATTTTTTGTGTTTATTTGAAGACCTAATTTCTTCATTACACAATAAACTTGTTTTTCTCCGAACCCAAGAATCTTTGCAATCTGTTTGAACCATATCCTTTGATCTGCCAACTCGAATAATTTTTGATAGTGCTCTGGATACCAATCTGACGGCATATGCTTCTTTTGTTTATGCCTGCAAAATTGCTTGAATAGATTTTCATAGACTCTGCTTCGTCTAGGTAATCCAGCAATTTTCTTAATCACTTTTGGGCTTAGATACGTTAAGCCCCAAAGATGATTTAGGGTCTTTAGTAATTCTTCATCAATTGGCTTTTGTTTTGAAAGCGATATGTTCTTTTTTCTTTGCTCGGTAAAAGGTTTTGAATTTCCTTTTGCGATTTTTTGCTTTGTTTCTTCAGAATGATTGCTGTAATCTTTCCTTGAAAAGTAACAAAATTTATTACAAAAATTCTTGGTTTCAGAAATCTCTTTATGACAAGTATGACACAACTTCATGCATCATAGGTATCAATCAGGTTTGAGCATTATTGTCTTTTTCTCACAGTTAGTTTAGTGTCAGGAGAAACACAACCGATGTTGTCTCTCAATTGATTGATGCATAAGAGTGTGACGTGGTTTTGACCGATGACGCCGGTAATCTTGCGCATTCCCTTCGAAATTGCTCTAGCTTGCAAACCGATAGAGTTTTGGTCATAATCACCGTCAAGCTCTGCTTTTGGAGACGTAGCAGCGACAGAATCCCAAATGATTAAAATTGGTACGTCCTTTTCAATAATTTGTTTCGCCTTGAGGATCGTCGACTCGATGATGGAGAAGACTTCCTCCGTACAATGAGAGTCGCAGTAGACGAACCGCTTACGAACATCGATTCCCATATCAGCCAGCTTCTGCACGGGAGTAGCATTCTCTGTATCGATGTATACGACGAGGCCGCCCATCTTCTGTACCATCGATGCTGCATGATAGGCAAGGTGAGATTTTCCTGACGAAGGAAGGCCAGAGATCTCAATGATTCGACCCTCTGGGTATCCACCTCCTAGAGCATTCTTGATCGCATAGTTCAGTTGAATGGAACCTGTATCAATCCAACGTTTCACGACCGTTGGTGCATCCATCTCTGATAAGTTGTATGCAATACGTGTTCCAAACTCCTTATTGATAGAGGAGATTAGATCCTTCATCATGCTATCGACTTCGTTCTTTTTACTCATATGTTTGTCTATTATCTCCTCTTATACACTGATAGTACAAACGCCGGAAACCTTTGCGATTTCCGGCGTTCTTCTCACAAGTTAACGATCACTCGTCGCCCATCAGATCAGCGAATGCATCATCTAGAGATTGCTTCTTTGGAGAAGAATCATCATCAGATTTCTTTGCCTTCTTCTTCTCAGGTGCTGCAGACTTCACCTCAGCGACAAGGTCATCAAGGGCATCTGATTGCACTGAGCCTCGAGATTGCTCAGGAGTTGCCTCAGCAACAGAACCACCGTTGAGCCAGTTGTTAAGGACCGCTTCGATCTCTTGAGTCGACTTAAGACGGTACATGTCATCAAGGTTCGGGATCGCGTTGAGCCATTGCTCAACTAGCTTCGAATCCTCGTGTAACTTCGTCGGACGACGAGCAGGATCGACATTCGTATCGTTAAATTGTTTACCAGGTTGTTTTGTGATTGAAACCTTCAGGTCAAACCCTTCTGTCGGAGATAAAATATCGCCTACATCTTCGTCAAGGAAAAATCCAAGCATTCGTTGATAAACAATTTTCCCAAAACTCCAAATCTGAACGCCTTTATCCTCTTCACCGCGAACGATAACAGGAGCATAACATCTCATCTTCGGTTGCAACTTCTTGGCCAGGACACGATCATCCGGCTTGCCGCTGCTATACAGCTTGCGGATCAAGTCATTAATTGGGTCTGGCTTGCCGAACTGGTTTGGTGCCAAAAGGCCTGCATTTTCACCGATGTAGTAGAACCATCGCTCTGCAAATGGTTGCCCATCTGCTGCGTTCTTCCATGGTAGACATCGAATTTTGTGTTCACCTAGAGACGGTTTCCAAAGTTGGACCGAAGAGGTCTTCTTCACACCGCTGAGCTCTGCAACACGACGCCTAATTGCTTCTAGATCAATAGCCATTTTATTTTCCGTTTCCGTTTCCGTTTTCCTATTTTGTGGCAGGAATACCTTACCTGCTCCATGCAGGTGGTTGTACCCTACCACTTAACTTTATTTGTGTTCAAAAGATAAATTCACGACCAACCTGGTTTCTTGCGTTTCACTCCCTTGGGGGATTTTCCAAGAGGCAACACAAGCTGTGCACCAGGACTTCCGGCGACTCCGCCAGCGCTGAACTCATCCAATTCCTCATCCTCTTCCTTATCCTCATTCCGTAGAGATTTTCCGCCATCTTTGCGAACGAGTTGCGAAGCTGCAGGTCTGTTCTCTTCTATGATTTCAGACACTAGCATCTTAATGTAATCACGAAACTCGTTGTTCATAGGATTAAGTATTATTTAAGGTGTCCAGTCGCCACCAACTTTTTCTTGCATGGTGGAGATATAGTCGGCCGTCATCGTCGTAAAGACCAAGGGACTCGTCTTCAAACAGTACGGCTTGTTCTCGTCGAGAACGAAACCATCGTTGAGGAGGATGGAGAGGTATTCGTCCATCTTCAACTTCAGACCAAATGCCTGGCACATGTGGACGCTACGCTGAGGTGTCGACATGTACTGCATCTCCTTATTGTGCTTGTAGAACTCACCCAACTTCTCACGGTGCCAATCGGAATCCTGCGGGATATAGTAGTCTGTCACAGTGCCGTCATCGTTCGCGAGGCCGACCTTACCGATGTCGTGGAAGAGGCAGCTAATTATCAAAGATTCCTTAGGAATTTGCCAACCATATGTCTTAACCAGCTTCATCGCATTGGAAAGGACCCGAAGCGAGTGCTCGACGAGTCCACCGACCATACAATTATGAAAATCCACCCTAGAAGAAGCTGGGCAGAGTGCCAATTGTTCTCCTAATGAATCTACGAGGTTTAATGCTGATTCCGATCTATCACCAAGCTTCTCGCACAATGAACGGTACTTGTCAAAATTAGCGGCAATCTCTTCAGGGGTCAATGACATAATGATACATCATAATGATCGAGAAAATAGTGTACAAAAAATTACCTAGAAATTTCTTCGATTTTTAGGGGAAAGACCTGATCATACCCAGGAACGCTTATCTTATCGGTCTTCATCACGTCCTGGACTCTATCAGGATGAACGTCCAGGATCAGAGCATCGTGAAGGACGAACAAGGGCCTGATGCCGTTTGATCCCAAGGATTCAAAGACCTTGCTGAATCCCATGAGAGACACATCGACGCCGGTGCTCTGAGCATAATAGCTGACAAAGATGTTGTCCTGAGGTTTATCGATTGTCAGCCTACGACCAAACCTATTGGTGATGTATCCTACGTCTTCATGTTGGGCTCGAAGCTTTCTGATGATCGATTTCGTGTCGATGTATCCCTCAATCTTGCGAATCACATCGATCACCTTTTCTTCAGAAATCCCTAGATGAAGAGCGACGGATGACCTGGATGATCCATACAAGACGGATAAGACTGCTGCCTTCACGAGATCTCTGGGCATGTCTCCGAACTGTCGAGCCAACATACCATACAGATCAAACTCCTGGCAATCATTTCCTGATTCGTAGAGTAAGATCCTAGCCTCGAGAGATGAGAAGTCGATAGACATGATCTTTCCTCCTTGTACAGAAGGCTTAATGATCGATCTGTAGTCTTTCTTCAGTAGAAGGATGTTCGGACCTGACTCAACGATGAGACGACCTGTCACGGTTCCAAAGCGATCATACTTGACGGGAGATGCATATCCTCCCGCTCGAGGCCTGAATGACTCAACGACATGACTATTGATCGCTGAAGATGAAACGATTTCCGCGACTCTTGAACCATCGACCTTCGCAGGTTTAAGAGCATTGAGGATCCTGTTACCAGGAACCCATGCATCTTCATAGTATGTTGTTGAGACGTCAAGGTGACTCTGCACATACTTCACGATGTCATTAAAAAACATCTTGTATTTAGAAGGTGGCAACACCATCGACCACGGAGGGGATGAATCTGGGGCTATATGCGTCATCATCTTGAGGTATGGAAGAGGAGGCGTTGGAATAGAAGATGACGACACCAAAGACAGCTTTAGAACCGTGTCCCAGCATCTTTGAGATTCGTTCTTGATTGCACCGCTAAGGTGCCAAACATCGGGTGATGAGCCTTCGATCCATGTGTATCCGTCAGATGACATGAGAAGGTTCTTTTGTGAACCAATCAGCGTAGAATCAAGCAGAACATCCACGATGACATAATACCATTTACACTGTTCTTTTTTCAAATGCAACATCAACGACGAACGTTTCGTTGTTGTTCATCCCCCACTTCACTCACCAGTGTGGCGAACCTAGAACTAAACGTCTTGGAACTCTCATATGATCCATATGCATCATAGAAAGAGAACTTGATCTCAGAAGTAAACTTTCCAGGTGCAAAGTTATGAGTCAAGCCAGTCACGTTGTAGAGGTTGTCGATCGTCGTGCCTGTTCCTAAGTCAACAAAGAACTGTTGCATATAGTTGATCAGAGGACATCCCAACGTCGTCAGCGTCAACTGACCTGGTATGACACGCAGAGGAAGACCACCTTCACCAGCTCCAGATGGTTGAGCTGGATTTGGATCGTTTGTGGTGGTTCTTAGCATCATGATGGTGCTGAGGAGAGCATCTTGATTTGAGGTATACGAGACGTTTTGAACAGCAGTGCCGTTCGAACCTATGAGGATTGTCGGAACGAATTCGGCGATCTTGTTTTTTACCTTTTGGAATGACACGGGGTTTCCAAAGTCTAAGACCTGGACCTCAATTCCCTCGTATCCTGCTTCATTTAAAACCTTGTTCGTCGCATCACCTGGATTTGGAGATCCTGCTGCTGCCTCCAATTTTTTTGCTAAAGATGTTTCCGCTGC